TTGATCCCCGAGGATGCGCCCTGGGCGGTGAGCACGTCCTGGACGAGCTGCTTGATGTCGTCCGGTTCGGGGCTGACGGCGGAGGCGTCGAGCACGTCGCTGTCCGCCGAGAGGGCGTGGAAGATGTAGGCCCCCTCCGGCCCGGCCACCGAATAGCCCTCGGGCGCGAGCACCATCCGCCGGCGGAAGGATTCGTCGCTTTCCAGCACGGCCGCCGCGCCGGTTTCGGGGTTCGCCGGGATCAACTCGAAACGCTCGATCCCGAAGACCGCGGCCAGGTTGTCGAGGTCCGCGCCCCGGGCGAAGGCGGGCATGACCGCGCGCGCCGCGTCGTTCACCCGCTGGCGCAGGACCAGCTCGCGGTAGGCGAAGACCTGGATGACCTTGTAGACCGGATCGCTTTCCACCGTGGCGTCGAAGTCGGGGAAGAACTCGGTGAACTTGGCCAGGGCCTCGGCCAGGATCGCCTCGAACGACAGGGTCTCGACCACGTCCGGCGCGGGAAGGCGCGAAAGGTCGACCCCGGTGAAACTGTCGGATGCCACTGCCATGCCCGGCATGTCCGGGTTCGGCCCGCCGCAACTCAACCCGCGCGCGTTGTAACGGCCGGGCGATACAACAGCGCCGCCTTCAGCCGGGGCCGCGCGGGCCGCAGGGTGCCTTCCGACAGGAGGCCCCGATGGACGATCCCCGCAAGCCGATTTTCGACGCGATCCGCGAGGCGCGAGGCAAGGGCTTCGCCGCGGCCGAAGTCGTCACGGCCGACAGCTTTCTGGACGGCCTGGGCGTTCCGCGCGCCGCCGCGCCGGCCCCGGCGGGGCGCGCGCTCGGCGCGGCGGGCGCCGACCTCATCAAGCGGTGGGAAGGCTGCGCCAAGCTGCGCGGCGACGGGCGGTTCGAGGCCTATCCCGATCCCGGCAGCGCGGACGGGAGGCCCTGGACCATCGGGTGGGGATCGACCGGGCCGGGCATCGGCCCCGGCACGATCTGGACCCGGGCCGAATGCGACGCCCGGTTCGCGCGCGATATCCTGGGCTACGCCGACGAGGTGAGCAAGGCGATCGGCGACGCGCGGACCACCCAGAACCAGTTCGATGCCCTGGTCTCGTTCCACTACAACACCGGCAAGATCGCCAGCGCCACCCTGACGAAGAAGCACGTCGCGGGCGATTACGCCGGGGCGCGTGCCGAGTTCGGCAAGTGGGTCCACAACGACGGCAAGGTCATTTCCGGCCTGGTCCGCCGCCGCGCCGACGAAGCCGCGCTGTACGCCCTCCCGTGAGAGACCTGTTCGCCAATCCCGCCCGCGCGCTCTGCGGCGCGGTCCTGGCGATGATCGGGACCTTCGCCCTCGCGGTCTGGGCCAGCGGCGCGCTGGAGCGGCCGCCTTCCGCCTTCACCGAGATTTCGCAGCCGGGCGATTCCCGGCCCTTTCAGGAGCCTTGCCGATGAAACGACTGATCCTTTTCCTGCTGGCCGCGCCGGCCCTGGCCCTGGCCGGGTGCGGCGTGAGCCTGACCGACGCCGCCTCGGCCGGGGCGGGCGCGGCCGATGCCGTGGGCGCGCCCGCGCGCGTCGCGGCGGCCGACCGGACCGTGCTCGACGAGCAGGCCATGACCAGCGTGGAGCTGGCCTACAAGGCGGCGCGGATCGCGGTGGAGACCGGGGTCGACGCCGGGCTGATCAAGGGCGCCGCGGCGGCCCGCGTCGCCGATCTGGACAACCGCGCGTTCCTCGCCCTCGGCGTGGTCCGCGGCGCGTACCGGACGGGCAACGCCGCCAGCTATCAGGCGGCGCTGACCGAGGTGCGGGGCGCGGTCGAGGCACTGCTGGCCCTGACCGGAAAGAACGGAGGCTGACATGAACCTGACCACCCTGCTCGGCGCGCTTTCGGCCATCGGCCCGGCCGTCGCCAAGATCCCGCAGTTCGTCGAGCTGTACCACCAGGCCGCCGCCCTGCTCGATCCGGCGGACGAGGCCACGGCCAAGGAGGCCCTGGCCGATATCCAGGCCGACAACGACGCGGGCCACGCCCGGCTCCAGGCCAAGCTGGCCGCCGCCGCGGCGGCCTGACCATCCTCTCTCCCGACTGGGGCGGCTGCTGCGGCGGCCGCCCCTTTTTCGTGGCCTAGCCGGAGAACGCGGCCCAGATCGCGGCGGCGAAGACCGCGATCTGGACCGCCACCAGCCGGGCGAACTCAATCTTCAATCGCATCGCGGACCCGGACGCCCAGATCGGTCAGCCGCCACTTCAGCGACTTTACCCACTGATCGGGCTCGATCAGGCGCATGGCGCGGCGCTGGGGGAGAGAAAGGGTCTGGGCCAGGGCGGCCGGATCGATGGCGGGAACGGCGTGGTTCATGGCGGGCTCCTCGATTCGCTGGGCACCGGCATACATCGGAACGAATAAGGAACAAAGTGCTTGACCCGACTCCGGGCGGCAGGGCTTCTCACGGGGATGGAACGCGCGCTACCCCGCAGCAAGCTGACGCTATGGGCCTTGACGGTGATGTTCGCGGCGGTGGAGCCGCCGTCCGCCGTCCGCCGATCCGATCGAACCGACGCCCCAACTGCGCTTGGCGCTCGCCTGGATCGCGGCGCAGGGCGAGCATGAAGCGGTGGCGGAGTTCTGGAAGGATCTGCGCCAGGTGATGTCCAAGGGGCATACCGTCAACGAGAAGGAATATATTCGGCACACCAGCCTATGGCTGCGGCTCGAAGGGATGTGTGAGCGCCTGGGCACGGGATACTGGGTCATGCGGAAGCACGCCAATGCCAACCCGGTCGTCGACTGGCCCTGACGCCCGAAGTCGCGTTGTAACCCCCGCCGCCTACACCCGCGCGCGGTGGCGCGGGCGGGCGCGGCGTGGCTTGGTGGGCGGCATGTCAGGCACCCGTCCCATCTACAAGTTCCAGCGCGGCGAACCGATCGTGGTCGGGTGGGAGGTGCTGTCCGGCGATCCCGCCGGCTATTCCCTCGCCGCGCTGCTGAAGCCGACGCGGGGGCAGATCGTGCCGGCGCAGGACGTGGCCCCGGCGGCCGAGTTCGCGGTGGAGTTCGAGCCCGCCTCCGGCTCCGGGCCGGACGCGCAGAAGGCGCGGTGGATCCTGACGATCGACGCCGAGGCCACGGCCCTGCTCGATCCGGGGCACTATGTGTTCGACGCCAGGCTCTCGCTCGACGGCGAGGTGGTCCAGGTCACGGAGCCGGCCTTCGTCACCCTGACGCCCAGCGTGAGCGGCTGACGTGCCTGCTCCCGATCCTGCGCCCGCCCTGCTCCTGCGCCTGTTCCAGCCCCCGCCGGCGCTGGTCGGGCGGTTCGTCGGCCCGGACGGGCGGATCGAGACGATGCTGGCCCAGCGGCCGACGGCCGACAGCGTGCCCGTGGTCCTCGGCCCGCGCGGCAGGCGCGGCGAGGTTTCGGCCGCGCAGCTCGCGGCCGAGGCGGCGGAGCGCCACGGCGCGGACATCGAGATCGAGAACCGCCTGGGCGCCGCCGAAACGGCGCTGGGCGCGGACCCCGGCGACCTGACCCTGCTGTTCGAGAACGGCCTGATCTGACTTTCCGAAGGAGCATCCCATGTCCACCCTCGCCACCCGCATCGCCGACCTCGCGACGCGCGTCTCCACGGAGTGCAAGGCGCTCCGCACCATGATCAACGGCAACGCCGCCGACCTCTCCAGCCTGAACACCACGGCCAAGACCAGCCTGGTCGCCGCGCTGAACGAGCTGCTGGCCTACGTCCAGGACGTGGAGGAGAGCGCCGGGGTCCAGATCAACGACGCCTCCACCACCTCCACCACCGAAACCTATTCGGTGGCGCGGATCGTGGAACTGGTCAGCGATTCGATCGCGGCCCTGACCAACGGCGCGCCCGGCGCGCTCGACCAGTTGAACGAGCTGGCCGCCGCCCTGGGCAACGACGAGAACTTCGCCGCGACCGTGGCCGCGGGCCTGGCCAACCGGGTGCGGACGGACGCGGCGCAGGGCCTGACCACGAGCCAGAAGCTCCAGGCGCGGCAGAACATCGACGCCTACGGCTCGGTCGAGATCGGCGATCCCGACACCAATTTCGTCGCCACGTTCAACGACGGCCTGGCCTGATCCGCCATGGCGACGCTGGCCGCCCGGGTCGCCGCGCTGGCCGCGGCGATCCGTGACAAGCTGAACACGATCACGCCCATGCTGGTGCCGCCGGGCGGCGATACCGGGCAGGTCCTGGCGAAGACCAGCGGCGCGGATCATGCGCTGGCGTGGGCGGATGCCGGCGGGGGCTGGCAGGAAATTGCCTCGGTCACGCCCGGCGCGGTCAATGCAGTGGACTTCACCTCGATTCCGCAAATCTTTTCTGATTTGCAGATCACGTACGATGGGATGAGTCACAACAGCGGGTCAAGTCAGACTTTCACAATCGCGGTCTCTAATGGAGTGACCTTTTCCGGCAGCGTCAACATATCAGGATCCTTCGCGGCATCCGCGCTCTTTAGAGGCTCAACGGATATTCTGAATTACCGCGGAGATGCTGGCTCGTTGCGAACTGGCATGGCCGACATTTCATCGTCGTCGCCGGCAGCTGGAACAGGCAGCAACAGCAGCCCGGCATGGTATTGCTCGGGCGGCATCAAGGGTCTGCGGATCGGCATCAGCGGCGGTGCCACCTTCGATGCCGGGTCGATCCGGTTGCAAGGGAGATAGCCATGCAGGTTCTCAAGGTCGACCTCGTCACCGGCGCGCAAGAGATCGTCGAGGCGCCCGATCCGGCGCCGATCGTGCCGGAGGCCGTCACCATGGCGCAGGCGCGACTGGCGCTGCTCGACGCCGGATTGCTCTCGCAGGTGGATACCGTGATCGCCGCCCTGCCGTCGCCGCAAAGGGAGGTGGCGCAGATCGAGTGGGAGTTCCGAGCCACGGTGCAGCGGGACAGCCAGCTCATGCAGGCGATCGGCGCCGCGCTCGGCCTCGATGCCGGGCAGATCGACGCGCTGTTCGTCGACGCCGAGGGGCGTTAGCGCCCCTCGCTCTCCAGCCAGTCGAACAGGTCATCCATGATCGCCTGGCGGTCTTCCTCCGGGATGCCGAGCAGCAGGCGCGCCGGGTAGCGGACCTTGATCGAGTTGGGGATGCGCCTGTCCACCGCGTCGACCAGGCCGAAGTGGTGGACCGCGGCGGTGCCGGCGACGGGCTGCTTGAAGTCCAGGCGGACCTCGTCGGGGCTCGCGGCGATCCGCAGGTTGCGGGCCAGACCCGTGCGAGGGATCATCCGGTCCTTATCACCGCGGCGACTGTTTCCCGGCCTTTGGATCTCCACCAGAGAGCCGCCCGGCTGGTAGGAGACCCTTGTTCGGGGCCGGTCGCATGTGCCCGGTCTTCAGTCCTGTCTCG